TTATTCTCAATCTTATCTCAATCGGTGGATTCTCTGCCCAATTTATAGGCGCGTAATTATGACTAACAAAACTTTTATTTTCGACCTCGACCACACTGTTATAGACTCAAGCCATAGGCAAATTACATTGGCAGACGGATCACTCGATCTTAAAAACTGGATTGAAAACTGCACTCAAGAGAAAATTTTCGCTGATAAAATTTTGCCTCTGGCTGACTTCTGGCGCACGTTTCAAGCGGCAGGGCATGAGATTGTTGTCTGTACTGCTCGCGTTATGGGCGAACATGATCACGCATTTTTGGCTAATCACGGCTTGCAGGCGACCGCGATCCTCTCGCGTCCAATGGGTTGCGCTGATGCTGATGCGGATTTAAAAGAAAATCTTTTGCGCGACTATGCCCATAATACGGGCAGATCATGGGCGCGGTTCTCTCGGAATGCCGCTATATATGATGATAACTTGAGCGTTCTTTTACGCCTTGAATCAATCGGCATTGCAGGATATAATGCACTTTCACTTAACGCAACATTAAAGGCGGCATAATATGAGACACTTTTACTTGATCGTAGACACAGAGACCACAAAAAAGCAAACTGTAGCAGATTTCGGGGCGGTGGTTGTTACTAAACAGGGGCGCATTGTAGAACAATTTGGCGCAATGGTTCACGGACATTTCGGCAAACTGCCTTTGTTCTCCGATCCTTCTGCTGACCCTGAGGCGTTTTGGTCAGAGCAATCGGCACAGCGTAGAGCCAAAAATTATGATGATATGCTCGAATCTGGAGAGCGTTCGATAGCCTCGCCTCAACTGATCAATCAATGGCTGGCACGTGTGAACGCTCAATATTCACCCGCTTTGACCGCGTATAATCTGGTGTTCGATCTTGGAAAATGCCGTAATACTCGAATCAACCTCGGCATATTTGGTACGCGCTTTTGCTTACTCAAGGCGGCAAAAAAGCAAATAGGTACTCTCGCAGAATATCACGACTTTTGCAATGCTCACGGCTACCTAACCGCCAAGCTCCGCAACCCGTCAATGACCGCTGACACAATGGCAAAATTCATTTTTGGGACTGGCTTGCAAGATGAACCCCATACCGCCCTAGAAGATGCCCGCGACTATGAGGCTCCGATTCTGACCAAAATCCTCGAATCGGTCACGCGCAAACAACTTCTGGAGCTAGGAAAATGAGAATGAACCTAAGACTAAAAGCACTTTTAATTCTACCAATCTCGCCCATATGGATTATGGGCGCGTTAATTGTTGAACATTGGGACGATGTGGCGGGGTGCTATGAGGAGCTATTCAAAGCGATTGCAGGAACCCACCATTTACAGAAAAAAGAGGAGCTAGGAAAATGAGCTTGATACCAGAGAAGGAAGCGGAACTAATCCGCCTAAAATTTAAACTTGAATTGATCCGCACTATCTGCCCAATTCTCGCAATTACCCTTCAAATTATAATCTTGATTCGGGTATTTTAAAAATGCTAATTGTAAACGGAAAAATTAAAAAGCTAAAAATAAAATATACGCCTTTAAAAATTCAGGAACTGGCTAAAAAGGAATTGGCCGCACCTGTAATTATGACTTGTCTAATGGTCGTTTTGTAAAATTTGTTCCACGTGGAACATTCCGCTAAAAACCAAAAATCCGCAAAAAAGCAAATTTGCGGATTTTTTCATTTTCCAGAAAAATCACAAAAAATCCCAAAAACTGGTTTATTTTTTATTTTTGGCGCGGGGGCGCCAGTAGTAGGTCAACGATTGTTTTCTCATGGGCCTCAAAAACGTGTGACCGATTGGTGCAAATTAGTCATAGTCTATTTTTCAGCACGGCTCTCTGTTCCTCTGGGCAAACTTGACAAAATCGGCGCGGGGGCGCCAGTAGTAGTACGACGACGATTCTGTTTGTGTTGCTCGCGCCGATTATAGTACAGTTGCGATGCGATGTCAAGTCTTTTCTGTGACCCCGAGCAAATTCGACCAAGTAAATGTCAGTTCCTGCCAGGGCGCCGATTATACAGTACTCCAGCGACGCTGTCAAGTACTATTTGCGAGTATGCGGCAAATTACGGAAAATTTAGGCAGTCTGTAGATAACCGTAGCGGGGTTGGCCTGGCGGCGGATAATTTTAGTAGATTTGGGCAAATAAAACTTGACTTGCAAAGGTCGTAACCGGCCCCCGGGAATTAAATTGCGTTATGGTGACGACTTTTCCCCGAAAGTTGTTGACAAGGTGCTTGGACGGGCGTATAATACACGCATAAATTAAGAAAACAACCAAATTAAGGAAACGAAATATGACCAACACATACGCAGTAACATTTGACATAGCAGACGGCTCCTTTACTTTCTACACTCGCTCTGAGTGGGATAAAGCAGTTAGTGAGTGGAGAGATGAAGTAGTATTGGAATGTGGCATGGAAGAAGATCAAGCAGCTGATATGGATTGTCACGAGCTGGTGGAAGTTGTATTTGGTGAAGAAGTCTTCTGCGACTTTCTTCCGCAAAGTTAAAATAGTTGTTGACAATATGCTTAAACGAACGTATAATTACTTTATAAACTTAAAAAACAAAACATTTTTCGGGAGAAAAAATATGACAGAAGTAGCAAAGAACTACACAGAAGAAATGGTCGACGCAATGGTTGCCGACTACCAAGCTAACCCAACTCCGGACACAGTAGCAGCTCTTGCTACAGAGTTCAACAAAAGCACACGTTCTATCGTAGCTAAGTTGGTTCGTGAAGGCGTTTACAAAGCACAACCACGAGCTGTTGCAGCTAAGGTTGCTGTTGTTCGTAAAGCTGATCTAGTAGCTCAGCTACAGACAGAACTTGGTGCTCAGGCAGGTTTCCCCTCATTGGAGAAAGCTAGTAAAGCAGACCTACAAAACCTTCTTGCGTTAGTACAAGCACGATAATGAAATACTATATTGTAAGAGACCTGTATTGGTTCTACAAAGAAAACGAGACAGCAGTGCTAGTAGTATCGGCACTGTTTATCTTCCCACTAGTAATAGGAGTAGCAACATGGCTAGATTTCAAATAGACGTAAGAGAAGTAGTAGTTCACGCATTCACAGTAGAAGCTGCCAGCAAGGACGAGGCTATCGACAAGATTTATGACGAGAACTTAGTACCTGATTTCACTACACCTATTTGCTATGAAGTTGATGATGTGCAGGAGATGAAAACTGATAAAGATTACTATGATGCTCGTGGTAAAAATAGGGATTTTTTAGAGGGCAATGAAAAAATAGTTCTTGACGAGATGGTTGAATCTTAGTATAATATCGTTTCAAAGTTTGGGAAGCGTCAGGTATCTTTGATACAGATCTCCCAATAACTGCCTACCTCTATTGAGGCAGTATAAAGTGTATGGCATAGAGGGGCTTACATAGTTGTGCCGAACAACGTGGGTTTGTCTTTGGTAGGTATTATGTTTATCCCATTCTTAAAAAGCATAACCGAGGTGCTGGATTATAGTCCAGTTGATTGTATAGCGAGGCGGTCTATCTTTCACTTATAATTACCTTTTATGCCCTCCTTGTCTAGTCAACTTGTGAGGGCTTTTTTATGTGTCGAAAAAGTAGTAAAACATCGACATATATTTGAAATATGTTTATGGCATAACCTTAAAAAATTCTTGACATTTTCCCCAAACCTCCGTATAATACTCGTATAAAATCTAATTAGGAGTATAACATGCCATCTACCATATTACAATTCCCCACAGCAGTAGTCAGACAAGATAAACTAAGAGAAGATTTAGTAGAACTCTCGGAAGAGCTAGAAGAAACCTATCAGTTGTTAGACCAGCTGCATCAAGGTCTGCACGTGATGGAGAAAGATAGTGACGAGAAGGAACACCTATATGATGTCAGACTAAAAGAGTATATAGACGAAGTAGGTATTGGAAATGTACCCACGATTCTGCTCAGCTACAGTAGTCGAGTGCTTTGTAAAGCTGATGCAGACGATGAGATAAGCTGTGAATGGATAGGAGACGAAGATGTATAAATTTTGGACTATTATAGTAGCCTTCTTTGCTGTATTCTTTGTAGTAGATGATAGCAACTATGGTGAGATAATATGGATGTTTATCTGGGTTCCAATAGTAAGTATGCTACTGAGTTATTATACTCTTAAATTCTTTGCGTGGCTAGAGGATCAATAAAATGAAGTTAAAAGATGATGTAATAGAAAAATTTGAGAAAGGCGATACAATATATGATATTGCAGAAGAGTACAACACGACTGTAGTAGCTGTGTTGGAGTTACTAGGACTAGATGAGAACCCGTGGCACTATGATTAACTATACAGAAGAAGAAACAAAATACATCGTGGAACAGTATGAGAATGCTCCCACAATCGAAACAGTACAGGAACTAGCAGAGAAGCTGGAGAAGAGTACTAAGTCAATAATTGGTAAACTATCAAGAGAAGGAGTATATAAACGTGCGGTCTACACTAGCAAGAGTGGGGCAGTTCCTGTCACAAAAGTGGAGTTGGTTAATAACATTGCTGAGAATCTGGGGATTGAAGTTGAGAATCTGGTTGGTCTCGAAAAGAGTCCAAAGGCTGCTCTTCAAGCGTTGGAACGAGCCACGGGGACAGAGCGACAAGAGTAAGGCATACGATTTCAGTGGTGATAGAAAGAAGTAGCTGCGGGGATAATGCGAGATAACCTCAACTAGGAAACTGGTTGGGGTTTTATTTTAACTAGGAAAATTGTTAGGAAGTTGAGGGCTACTAGGGACAAGCGTATAGAATTGATGTAAATTATGGTAAAGGAGTAAGGGTCAGAACGACCGATCGCGAATTGGACAAAAGTTCCGCCTCTTAGCTTTGTATATAAAAAAGAGAATTCCACTTAAATGATTACAGGTCTTAGCGACCTTGTTATTATTCATCGTTAGTGTTGTTTGGTTATCGTTGTCATCAACAATTGATCATAGATCTCGTAGTTAAAACACAGTATATGTTAAGATTCAGATAAGTCAGTTTAATCAAAGATAACACAATACCACCCCCCTACGTTATACTCCGGGGTGTCTTGTAACGTCATCTTCATTAAAACGATTATCTTTTAGTAGAGAAGAAGTATTGATTGATCTTGTTGTTGATCATAGTCATTAAATTATGGTTTATTATATCACACAATTTAAGATCTGTAAAGGTACTAAATTTGAGAACCTCCCTTGGATAGAAAGGCTCTCAAAAAGTAGGAAATGATAGTTGGGAAATAAAAATTATTTTTCTAAGGGAGTGGATTAAACTTGCTCGGCTGTTGTAGCTTCTCTTCTAGCAGAAGTTCGACTTGTATATCTTTTTCTGCAAAATTAAGGTAGCGGCTAGGCTTATCAACAAACTCTTCGAGAGTAGTAACATTCATCTCATATTGATAAGGTTGCCCAGCATCAAGATAATCTTTTACAGCGAGGCTCCATACTTCACGATAGTTGCGCTTAACACCATAGCCTAGAATACGCTTCTTTAGTTCGTCACAGCTAGTATCTAAATGCTGTGCAGCTTCGTTTAAATCCTTTGCTCTCAGTACAGTTTGAAGTACCTGTTGTTTGCGTACCTCTCTCATTGCAGTAACCTCTGCTTTTCGTTGATCTTTCTTCTCTTTATCAATATCTCTAGCCAATGATCACCGCCTTCACTTCACTCGTGTCGATTACTTCAAGGGTTTGGCCTTCAACATCTACAGTTGCAGAACTCGCATACTTACCAAAGATAACAGTATCACCTACACTGATACCTTCAACGCCTGCTCCTACACCTTTCACTAGACCTTGTACTGGACGTTCCTGAGACTCGGTCTGAAGGATAATACCTCCAGCCGTTTTAGTCTCAACCGCTTCTCTTTTAATGAGCACTCGCTCTCCGTAGGGAACTACTCTCATCCTGCAATCTCCCCTACTCTTGACAGTGTTGAGAAGAAGAGAGTTTCTTCACGGAACACATAGGTTTTCTCAATCCAGTCGTTATCCTGGTCTCGACCAGATACTTCAAGTACCCAGCCATTTTCTGCAACTTTAATAGTAAAGCTGGGGTCAATTGTTAAAAAGTTTTCAAAGGTCATTACTTTATTCTCCTAGTATAATTTTGGTTAGATTTGGTGGTTCGTAGCTGTCGCTCTTCATTACTTTACCATCTTCACGGAAGAGTGGCTTGCCGTCTGCATCGAGCTTCGTCATGTTGCTACGATGTACTTCCTGATAGCATTTGTCAAGGTCAATACCGAAAGCGTGACCTGCTCCATAGACTACATACAGAATATCAGTAAGTGCATCAGCGATCTCTACGATGTCCTGGTTTGCTAGTCCTTCTCTTAGTTCATCTACTTCTTCCTGAATAAGATCGAGTCGTAACCCTGCGAGGTCAAAGCTCGGAAGAGTAGGTCGAGTCAGTGTCTCCTGACCAAACACATTCATAAACTCACCAGCCTTACCAAAGTTATTACAGCCTACCCAGTTCACACCATAGTTACCTTTCGAGTCCATTGTAGGACGCTGTGTGTGTAGACCGAGCGGCGGGGTCGCTTCGACCTCCGGCTCCTCAGTCCAAGGCGTGTCTTCGAGTACTTCATCAATCAGCTTCTTTGCCGAGTCGAGAAGGTCTGATGACATATCAAGTACTTTCTCTTCTAAGAGATCTGCCTTGTTGTCGTTTGACTTTCGGAAAATATTATCAAAATTTGTATCAAATTTCTCTGAATCTGTTGGGCGTTGTTTACTGCCCTTTCCACCATGTGTTCTCATCGTATTAAATTGCTCCACTTTCTTAATTTTTCGTATTTATTCTCAGCTGCTGCAGCTGCTTTCTCATAATCTACTAAACCATATTGGTCGAGAAGATCTGTCATGCAGAGTACATCACCTGTCTCTTGTTCGAGATTGGCAACATGAGCGTGCTCTTTGCCAAATCTTAGTATCTTTGAACAGGCTTGAACGAGCTCGCCTGCTTCTTCCATTGTAATCACGAGAAGCTCTATCTCGCCTTGTGTTAGTTTACTACTGATCATCGTCGTCCAACCTTACTGGAAAAGTAAGTTCCAGATCGTCAAGAGAGTTGCTTGGCTCATACCAATCTTCGTCTACTACTTGAATTGTCTCACTCAGCTTGAACTGAAAGCCTGATGCAATGAGAAAGTTTCGGAAGGACTCAAGTATTTCATCGCGACTCTTCTCTTCGTTAATTGTGTACTCAATGCCGTCTGACTTTCCTGAGAATAGCCCAGTATTTGAGTGAGAGGTAAAGGTATATTGTTTCATAGTTTCTCCATAGTCCAGCGACTAAATTGTGATTTGCATTCTTGGCATTCCCAAACGGAAACACCATCATAGTCTTCGTTTTCGATACCGATAACATTCTTACCAAAGTGTTTAGGGTTATCTGGCGTACAGCCATACAGCTGGGCTGTCTCTTTTGCCTTCCACTCATCTTTGTAGATGCCGAGAAAGTACTCATAGATAGTTTCTTTTTGCTCCCACTCGATACCGCAGGAAGGACAGTTCTTAGTCATCGTCGAGTGCCTCGTGAAGGTCAGAGGCGGCCATGATAAGTAAAATGATGCCTGTATAGAAAAACAGGTCATTGTCTTGATGATAGGATAGAGCGATGTTAGTCACTCCAAGTATAAGTGAAACCCAAAAGTTCGTCATAATGTATCTCCGGTTCTTTAATTTATGGGAGTATTATACGACCTTTTGGGTTGATAGTCAAGAACTTTTTGAATTAGTCCCAGAGATTTTCATAGTACTTTCCGAATAGACGGAAGCCGTTGGAAATTCTTTCCTGATATATCGACCGAGATTCCCAGTCGATTTTGAACGTATGCTTTGGACCATACACTACTTTGTAGCAGTCGTTCTCTGCTGGTTCCCAACCGATGTCGGAGCGTCCAGACATGAACTGATCTTCCCAGTCTTCAAGTTTGCTACTGAATGCAAAGATCATTTCGTCGAGTGCCCAGTACCACGCTTCATGATGGAACTCGTCAACATCACCACTACTCGGATCAGGAAGTGCAGTACCAATGAGATGATCAGGACGATCCTCGTATGCAACAAGCGGTGAGCCATGAGTAGTAGCACGAAGCTGACCCAGGAGTGGCACAACGATGTGTGCAAGCGTTATGTCTGCTGACCACGTGTCATGCTCATCAATCTTCACATATTGTTTGTTCTTTCCTAGATATGCTTTCATAATTTCTCTACCTCAAATGGTTTAAATGCAATACAATCAAGAGTATGCGCTTCGGGGTCGTCGGTGCAGTACAACATTAGCTGTCTCATACCAACCACGGAGTCATGTGGCCAGTCATCAATATCGAGAACCTCGAACACTTTGTCAAACAAAGGAGAATATACCTTATCCCCAATATCTATGTTCATAGTAGGTTCGCTCTCTGATCTAGCCAAGTTTTAGTCTCAGGCTTCTCAGGAGCCCATGTGATCTGTCTACCAATAGCAAATTGAAACTCTCGTATGAGGAGATCGTATGCCCACAGCTCTTTAGTCTCAAGCTGATCTAGCCACTCTTGTAGTTCACTCCAGTCGCTACCAAGCATTACAGGGATACCATACTCTGATTTGCCACAATAGTATTCATCTTCCGGAAGACCATAGATGTCGATACGTCCACCCGCATACTGAGTGTATCTTTTATGCGTGACAGTGTTACCTGTTTGACTAGACACGAAACTCTCTTCAACGAAAGGAATGTCGCGTTCTTCGTACCAGCGAGTAGCTACTGGCCCCATCATGTTTGTGCTGTATGTTATCATGTATCCTCCAATTAGTGAGCAGTTTCGAGACATACTCAGGTCAGTCCTAAGGTAGTTAGGACTAGATTAAATTCCAACCATGGTTCGCTATGGCATTGAGTATAATGAAAATACAAGTGACCATATGAACCAACCACCAAATAGTACGGATGATAGCAACACCGTCCGCCTGCCGATCAGTCTCTCCAACTTTCTCTCCTAATGATTTAGCCCAAATTCTCCAAAGATTCTTCACCTCAAGTCGCCTTGCCTGACTAGAGCCTCGAAGATGTCCCATACTTTTTTCATTTTCAGATCAGATATATATTGAATCCCCATCAGCCGATTCTGTAGCTCATCAGCATCTGCGGGGTTCATACTAAGGTTGTCTGTATCTTCAGCTACCAGCTGGACGTCTTCTGTAATACTCCACGCTCGCATAATAGCTTCTTCTAGTTCAAATCTACTTCTTTTCATAATAATGGTTTCTGTCCTTTGTCTAAGAACCAAGGGATCTCAGTACGACAATCCGTACAGAGCTTTAGTTTCATACTGTAAAGAAGTATCAGATGTACGTTACCACACTTCGGACACTTCTTTGTTGTTAGTTTTTCCACCCGTACCACTCCACAAAGTATAGATAATGTACGCGACTCTCGAATGACACAGAGTCCTCGTACACATCTGTATGTTCTTGATGATGCCACTGCTGTTTCTGTAGCGTTTGTTTACACCAGTGCTTCGCTTCATTGCGTCGGTCTGAGTGTATATATTTAGTGTATCTTCTTTCTGAGGTCTGCCATCTACGTTTGTAGTCAGATATTTCTTGAGGAGTCATTCTCTTCCACTTTTCTTTGCTTCCAAGCTCTCTGCTTGTCTATCGTGAGCAGTATTGCTCCATACAGCAATGCACTTGCCATAACCATACCAATTAAAATACTAAATGTCTCTGCCATCTTCTCTACTCCAAAATAAGTCAACTAATACTTGCTCTAGCTGATACGCTTCAATCTCCCACGGGGTCTCAGCGTACTCGAAAGACTCATAGTCCTTGCCTTTGTAGTAATAGTTATCTGAATTGATCTCGCCACGAATGAATTGACGAGAGTGTACTAGCTCATGCGCTAGGTTGGAAGCAAGCTCTTGATCGCAGTAAGGAATCTTATCACCACATTCTAACTCGTAGTGTGTTGCCAATGCAATCTCTACTTCTTTCTTGTTACCATTACACAGACCTGCAAAGTTTTCACCAATGCACTTTGTCCATGTAATCTCAATATCCGCAGTCGGCTGTGAGCCGTCGAATAAAGCATTCAACACATCTTCAATAAATGTGTCAAAGGTAGGGTTGTCGTTAAAATATGTAATCAATGCTTGTTTCTCCAGTTTAGAATGTAATTATACTTGGATTGGGCTGGATTGTCAAGAACTAAAAACGAATATCACGGCTCCATGCTACGTCTTTTTCTTTCTCTTTGCTTGGCAGAGGCTTGCTTTCGCTTTCGTTTTTGACAGGGCTTTTCGTAGAATTGCTTTTCTTTGTATTGGAAAAGAACTCCACTATCTGTGACCTTACGACGAAAAAGCCTAAGAGCCCCTTCAACATTATTGTTTTTAACTTTAACTTGCATTTATTCATTCCAATCATCATCGTCTTCGATGCCTTGTATCATCAACCATAGGAACATGATTGCACATACTATGTAAATTTCAGGGGTTGTCATTTAAAACGTACTCCTCGTTTGCGTAGATAGGAGACCTGGTTGCGGATAGCTGTCTCGCTTCTATCTGGAATCATATACAGTATTTCATCAATGTGTGCATGATAGTAGTATGCTCGCAGTATTTTGCGTTCCGCCTCTGTCCAAGGTTTCTTTTTATATTTTTTCATGGGAGTATTATAAACAAAAAGAGCTTCTATGTCAACAACTATTTGCGCGTACCTTCCAAAAATAAACCTTGACAAATGGGTCGTGTTAGTGTATAATTCGTGCTTAAAGACTAGTAGTTTTCATAGGTAGTAATTAAATAAATGTTGACACAGAGCTCTTTTGCGCGTATAATATCTTTTTGAAATCGAGCTAATAAGGAAAAAACATGATTGAATATGCAATTTTTGTATTCTGCCTCATCGGATGTGGCATCACCTGCCATAGACTTGGCGAACAACAGGGTATGACAGCTGTTATTCAGCATCTTGCCGATACAGGACAGATAGAATTAGAAGATGAGTAATATTGAATTAGTAAAAGAAGTAAGTATTGATGGAAGTATCATCTGGACTCTAGTAGATCCAGTATCCACTCAAGTACATCTACGCACAAAAAACGCAGGTCTAGCACAAAAGTGCTTGGCCGACATACAACAATATGGTTATATCAAACTGGAGAAGTAATAATGCCTATCAAATTTAAGCCGTCAGAAGTAGTAGTAAACCGCCAGACTAAGAAGAAAGCAACTAAGCACTACTACATTCACAATATTACAGTAGAAGAGCTACAGAAAACACTAGCAAACGATAATACTCGCGGACCTCGTAAGCAGAAAATTCGCAATGAGTTAGTACGCCGAGGCGAGAGCCTGGTTCCCTCTGAAGAACTCGCATAGGTTCATGCGTTAAAAGAATCGTATAATACCAAAGTCCCTACGGGGTTGGAGAAATACGATGAAAGAGCTAACTTATACTTACAGAGGTGTCAAGTACATCAAAGTAATTAAGTAATAATATTAGGCAATGGGTGAAGCCTACAAGGGTTGGGAGTTCCTAGCCGAAGAACCTACTTTTAATAACGTCTACCGAAAGGAGACACAGCGATCGCCGAAAGGGATCAAAGGAGTAATCAAATGACTACACAACAACTATCAATGGCAGACCTGCCGAAATTTTTCCTTGGGTTTGACCGAATGCACGACCAGTTCCTTAATAACACATTCGATAACGGATATCCTCGCTATAACGTGGTAAAATCCGGTACTGGAGGCTACTTAATCGAGCTTGCAATACCAGGATGGGATAAAGAAGATGTTGAAATTAGCCTGCATCAGAATGTATTGTCTATTAAAGGTACGCGAAAGCAAACGACCAAAGATGAAGAAGTGTACCTGCACAAAGGATTGAGCGGTAAATGTTTTACCAGAAACTTCAAGGTTGGAGAATATATCGAATTAACTAGAGCTTATATGGCAAGAGGATTGCTATGTATCGAACTAGAGGAAAATATTCCCGCTGAAGCGTTACCAAAATACGTCGAAATAACTTAGACAAGCCCGAAAGGGGAAATTAGGAGAACTTGAATGCGACTTCGAGAAAATAAACGTGTCTGCTTGTTTTGTGATATAACAGCAGCACTGGTGGCTTTTCTTTTGCCACTACCAGTAATATACTTCGCCAGTATGAGCTATAACATTTAGGAGTAACCAATGAATATAGAACGCTTACAAAAGCAATTAGAAATAGATGAAGGTGTTGTCTACAAGATCTATGAAGATCACCTAGGCTACGCTACGTTTGGCATCGGCCATTTAATAACGAAAGATGATCTGGAGTTCGGTCTTGCACTTGACTCACCAGTATCAGAAGACAGGGTTGCAGAAGCCTTTAGAAACGATGTAGCTATCTCAATTAGCGAGTGTAGAGTTCTGTATAATATGTGGGATACTTTTCCAGAGGAAGTCCAAGAGATACTCGTCAACATGATGTTTAATCTTGGACGACCTCGACTTAGTAAGTTTAAGAATATGAAAAAAGCATTGGATTCACGATGCTGGGAACTTGCCGCTACAGAGGGACGAGACTCTCTTTGGTATCGCCAAGTAGGAAACCGTGCTGAGCGGTTGATGGGAAGACTAGAGAATGTTACAAATACTTAGTGCAGTAACGGGACTAGGACAGACCTGGCTTGAAGGAAAGAATGCCAAGTCGAAAGCCAAAGCAGAGGCAGAAGCAACAGTAATGGTACAGGCTTCTCAGAGCGTCGCAGACTGGGAAGCTATCATGGCTCGCAACTCTGGAGGTTCATGGAAAGACGAGTGGTTAACCATACTCTTTAGTATCCCTATGATACTATGTTTCTTTCCCTCGACAGTAGATTACGTCTCTGCGGGGTTTGAAGCCCTCAATCAGATGCCGTCCTGGTATCAGTACACACTCAGTGTAATTGTGAGCGCATCGTTCGGTGTTCGTTCAGTTGTTGGATTTATGAATAAGAAGAAGTAACAAATGTTTAATGAAATCTTTCACACTCGTCCTGATCTACGTCCTGTAGGTCAGGACATTTTATTAGCTAAGTTCCTAACACCAACGGGCGCTGAGTATCTTCGTGCTTGCGTACAGGCTGTAGATACCTGGACTCCTAATGCGAGAGATAAAGAGTACTTCACACAAGACATACATCTCAGTAAAGACGTCCCTGATATATACGAAATGTTAAGAGATCAGCTAAATGATGTCATACTTCCCTCCGCTGTAGACCACTGGAAGTGTAGCGGTGCCGTTGTAGAAAACCTTTTTGCAATAAGATATACTCTCGATACTCAAACCAGCCTAGACTTACACCACGATGACAGCTATATAACAGGTAGTGTAAAGTTGAATAATAACTATGAGGGAGCAGCACTGTATTTTCCTGAGAAGAAGTTCACTAATGAAGATATAGAAGTAGGAGACATACTGATATGGCCTGGTCAGATAACACATAGACACGGCTGTAAAGAGTTAAAGTCTGGGACTAAGTATGCCCTTACGATATGGACTAAAGAATGTACCGAGTAATAGAAAACTTTCTCACACCTACAGAGTTACAAACATTAAAACTGGAATCTGTGAAGTGCGCCACTAGTACACAAGTTGTATATGCAGACCGCTTTAGAGAGCTACATCTCAAAGCACTCTGTGCAGTTGCAGACTTTCTTGAAGACCCAGAGCTTGAACCTATGCTAGTAGAAGAGTGGTCGTTTCATAGTGACTATACTCTGCTACCAACAATACACCAAGATAAAGACGAAGGATTGTTTACTGCAACAGGAGAGCTATCTTTTCCTGCTTGTAGTTGTGTGCTTTATCTAAATATCAAAGACCTCGAAGGAGGCAGACTAGTTATAGGAGAGAATACAGTAGTTCCTCAAACAGGTATGCTAGTATTACTCGCTCCCGAAATATGGCATGAGGTCGAGGCAATCACATCAGGGGTTCGCCATAGTATAAACTACAATTTCTGGAACATACCCTTATATAGTTCTTGACATCTTAGGTTAAATCTCGTATAATATCTTTTCAAATTTAGGGAGAGTACCATTGAATTTATTTTACCTTGACGAAGACCTCGACAAGTGTGCAGAGTATCATGTAGACAAACACGTCAACAAGATGATCCTTGAAGCAGCTCAGCTTATCAACACAAACCTCTGGATAGATCATCTATTCGGATTTGTGCCACGTCCTATCACTAAAGAAGAGAATGCTGTATTACAGACTACGCGTAAGTACTGGAAGGACTTTCCTATGGAGGAGAGACCATTCCCGTATCTTCCTACTATGCAGAATCACCCTTCTTGTGTGTGGGTACGCTCTTCCCTAGAGAATTATTACTGGACAAACTGTTACGCCTTTGCTCTCGGTAGCGAAGCACACTATCGTTATGGTAGTAATCACAAGAGTCTAGCAATGCTCCGTGCCTTGCCAGACCCAGAACACATGGAAGATCACGGCTTTACTCAGTTTGCACTTGCAATGACTGAGGAGTTGAAAGACGATGATGATCCGATACAGGCCTACCGCAACTTCTATATGCTTGACAAAGCTACATTTGCTGCGTGGAAGCATAGAGACAAACCAGAGTGGTGGGATGAGGAGCTAGCCGACTATGACAAACGAATTTCAGGACAATAGAATGACACCAGAAGAATTTATAAAAAAGTGGGGGCACGTAATGCTACCCGTATTGATAAGGATGAGCGATAAATGACACGAGTAAAACTTATTTCAACCTCTAGCCCTGACTTGATTGGGGACATTGCATACATGGCTAGAGTATCAAATCCAGCTAACCAGAATAACAGCCTGACTTCTCAGAAGTTAGTAGCGTATCTGATTAAACACAAGCACTGGTCTCCTTTTGAGATGTGTGGTATTACTCTAGAAATCAATACCACTCGTGACATCGCTCATCAGATCGTGCGTCATCGTAGCTTTGCATTTCAGGAGTTTAGTCAGCGTTATGCAGACCCTGCAGAGATGGGATACCCTTTTGAGATGCGGGAGTGCCGACTACAGGACACCAAGAATCGTCAGAACAGTATTCAATCTGAGGATCAGTTGCTACACGAACACTGGGTAGCACAACAGAAGAAAGTAATTGATGCAGCTGCGGGTGCGTATGCTTGGGCTATTGAGAACGGCATAGCTAAAGAGCAGGCTCGTACTGTATTACCAGAAGGACTCACTAAGACTCGTTTGTATATGCACGGAACTCTCAGGTCTTGGATTCATTTTATAGACGTTCGTACCACGCCTGGTACACAGAAGGAACACATGGATATTGCTAGAGCATGTGCGTATGAAATCAATCCCATGTTTCCTATGATTAAGGATTTTGTACATGACGAAGATGATCAACATAGCACCTAGTGGAGAACTGCCTGTGTGGAAAGAAGAAACAGAGATTAAGTCGCTACGGGGTATCCTCAGACAAGAGGGCGGTAGTCACTACGAAACACCTATTCAGCCTATACAATATATTCATGCGAATGATTTAGGTTTTATAGAAGGTAACATTATTAAGTATGCAACTCGGCACAAGAACAAGAATGGTGCAGAGGACATTAAAAAGATTATACACTATTGTGAACTATTATTGGAGCTAGAGTATGGCAAAGAGAGTAAAGAAGAAGAGCCACGAGAATCTCTCGAAGGTAAACATAGAGAAAGTTATAGCGCTTCTAAACCCCAGTTCTTCCCAGACGGATACGCCAAAAGCAATAACTAAAAAAGAAGCGTGCGAGATTCTAAACATCTCATACAATACCACTCGATTGAATGCAATCATCGAGGGTCATTTGGAGCAGAAAGCATATGTTAAAACGCGTAAAGCACAGAATCGTGGTCGCCCTGCGTCTGACGCAGAGATTTCTGAAGCAGTTACTGACTATCTGTCAGGAGCGAATGTTACAGATATTTCCAAGCGTCTTTTTCGTTCCGTCGGGTTCGTACGAGCTATTCTTGAGGGAGTTGGAGTCCCGCAACGACCGACAGGAGAAGAACGAAAAGCAATAGATTACTTCCCTGACGAGTGTGTATCTGAGGACTTCGATGATGGTGAGATCGCATGGTCTGCTATCTACCATAGTGCTGTAAAGGTAGGCAAGCGTATGACTCAAGAGTATCAGGATAGTAAGCCTGGTCTTGCGACTGTAGACTATGAAGGTAAGTACTCAACTCCTGTGTATCAAATCTATGTTGTTCAGAAGGTTGATAGCGAGGATACCTTCTTTTCGAGCGTAACCCAAGGCGGCTTCAGTGCCTACTCTACAGCATACGATCTAGGTAAACTAGAACATTTGAAAAAGTATGGTGTGGATTTAAACAGGTTATAAAAAATAGTTCTTGACAACATGGTTGTTTTTCCCGTATAATATCTTTTCTGAAATCGAGGAATATATGGGACAAAGATTCTACGAACAACAGCTTGCAACCCTGGGTAACTGCCCGGGAAATAAAAACCCTAACAAAAGGAAACGAAACATGGCTTGGACAGATGAGCTAAAAGCAGAAGCAGTAAACTTATACGAACAGGCAGAGCCTACTCCAGAGAACAGCATGGAGATTGTAAAAGACATTGCTGACGAGCTAGACCAATCACCGAACGGTGTCCGAATGATCTTGACTAAAGCTGGCGTATACGTCAAGAAAACCCCTGCAGCAAAAGCATCTACAGGTAGTAGCTCAACTGGTGGCACTCGTGTCTCCAAAGCAGCTGCTCAAGAAGCCCTTATCGCTGCCATCACTGATGCAGGTAAGTCTGTTGACGAAGAGATCATCTCTAAGTTGACTGGTAAAGCCGCACAGTACATTACTACTCTACTTTCTGACGAAGGTTAATTTGTAATACCACCCTGCTAGATTCGTCTAGCGGGG